CAATCTCGCGTATCTCTTCTCTCTCGCCCGCTTCAGTTCCTCCGTACACAAAGAAAACTTTACGAGTGGAGCCTACACGCTCGCTCACTAACTTATGTAGTTCTGCACCGTGTCCTTCAACGAATTGAAATAATACAAGCGTGTTGCCTTTTAATCGCTGACACATATCTGCAATAAAAGCGTTGCGGCGTGGCGATGAAATAATCCACTTGATCTCGTCTTGGTACTTGGCTCGCTTTACTGCTTGACGATCTTCGGGAGGATAGTTCAGAACAAGGCAATCAATTTTTAGATCGCTCAGGATTTTCTTGTCCATGAGGTCTTTGGTCTTGGTGACTTCATACGCACGACCAAACAGCCCTTCAAGCACAAGGCGGTGTGTCTGTGTGCCGTCTAGTGTGCCTGTGGTGCCTATACGGAACGGGCAAACCTTTAGTTTGGTCATAATAGAAGTAAGAGACTTGGCTTTGAACAGGTGAGCCTCGTCGCCAATCACCGCACCAAACTGTGAGAAGTACTTTTCTGTCTGCTTGAATACGCTTTGCCATGTGGAAATCACCACACGCTTGTCTGTGGTTTTGCTCTGCCCTGCAAGAATCTTGTGGCAGTTCTGATTGACTCGCCAATTGTTGTCGTAAGAGTAGTCTATGAAATCAGAGTACATCTGCTCCACCAACGATACTGTAGGCACCAGAATCAGCACCTTTTTATCCTTTGGAATCTTGTCCAAATAGTAGCGGATGAGTGAGTAGATGATTAGGCTTTTACCGCTGCCTGTGGGTGACAGTAGCAAACACCGCTCGTGTTCTATGGCGTGGCGAATAGCGTTTATTTGGTGTTCGTGTGCAGCAGCCTTCTTGCCATTCACACACACCTGTAAGAAGTCCTCTACAAACTTCCTTACAGCGTCATGGGTAGTTTTTACCTGATTGGTCATGGGCATAGTAACCGAATACCCACGCTCTGCTGCAAACTTTTCAATATACGCTGCAAGCCCACCGTATATCTGCTGAGTGTGGATGTTGTACAGGCGTATCTCGCCGTTCCACATCTTGTTCCGATACGCAGGCATGAACTTGTAGCCGGGAACCTTGAATGTGAAATAATCTGCCAACTCTTTGGCAACACCACGCTCGCATTGAACGCGAAGCCATACCGAATCAACAATACTTACATCAAGATCAACCATTATTTTAGTATACTTGGGTCTAGCAGATTTCCGTTGAACTTTACTTTAATGGTAGAATGTAGTTCTCCATTCCAACCAACAACCTTTATGCCAGCGTCACGCATCATGGTCAGCCCGTGAGCAACGCTATCCTTCCACTTGGGAGGGGTCATCTGCACAACTCGTCTAAAAGTTACAACGCGGCTTATGCCAAACTGTAATATTGCCCGTGCACATTCTGAACACCCTATCCATGTGCCGTACATTTGTAAACCAGCAACATCCAATTTGTTGGCAACAGACTTGTAAAGAACTCGTCGCTCTGCGTGTTCAAAACAATAATTTTTTGTATCGGGAGTCTTGGGATAACCTTTGTTGCACAGGAGTGGAGGCAACTCATTCCAAGCAGCAAGCACTATGCCACCTGCCCATGTAACCAAAGCAGCAGCCACCTGTGTGTTTGGATCTTGGCTGTGCTGTGCTGCCATTTCCCAAACATCTTTCAGGTAACGAGCGTCACGATCCTCGTTTTCAGGATCGTAATCCATGAGATCATCCCATTTACTGTCCATTAACGAATTTTCTCCACTCAATTGCATTACGAATCTTCCAGTGGCGATTGTTTAACTCCTTGACAATCTCTTCAAGCAGTCCAATCTTCTCTTTCTGGTAGTACACCTTCTGTCGCGTCTTGACAATATCAGGATCAGCGTTGAGATACATGTCCAAATCGTTGCGGAGAATCTTGAGTGCAAACGGCTCCCACCCACGCTTCTGTAGTTCTTCTTCGCTCATTTTGCCTGTGTAGTACTCCCACTTGTCACGGAGAGTCACAGCCATATCGTTTTCGTAGCGAGCCAAGCACAGCCGCTCTTCCATTAGGAAGTTCAGATACTTGTTGTGGAGTTGAGGAGTGCGTAGTGACTCGGCATCCAATGCCGCGTCATCAATACGGGTGTCTCGCTCCAACTCTTTGCGTATATCGTCTAGGGTCATAAACAAATCTCCGTTGGAGGAGTATACACGCGATTCAATAGATGTCAAGCGGTAGTACTTGTCGTTTTCCAAAAATTATAGAGTCTCTACTTCGTAACTGCGATATTTGAATGTGCAGTTGGCAACGAACGGCTCAGGATCAACAATTGCAGAGTTGAAGTCCACAGACGAAAGAGATCGCGGATAGATGTCGTTGAATGTAATATTCAGTTTTGGATTCTTGGTAGAATTCAGAATAATCAAATTGGCTGTGCTGACATGTGTGTTGCTTGGCTTGAATTCTTTATAGTCTTCCACATTGGTCATAGAACGCATCCATGTGTATAGTTCAAGCCAGTTGCCCATGCTTTCGTCCACCACAAATCCAATCGTCAGTTCATCAAAATCCAGTTTGGACGGACGAGATATCTGCACAAACGGTGTGGGCATAATAACTTCACTCATGGTAATGGTTGGTAGAGACGCACTCTGACAAAAATACGATACTTTAGGAAGACGAGAAATACTGAACCGATAGTAGGTCGGCAGTAGAGGGTTCATGTATTGTGGATACCGATCTAGTATCCCGTTTTCAATACTTGAAAAATCGTATGGTTCGCCTTTAGCCATGTGTAAGTATTTAGACACCAAAAGAAAAGGGGGAGAGGTTTGAGCCTCTCCCCCAAGTCTTTAGTTTACTTCAACTATTACGATGCAACGCCGTGTAGGTTGTCTACGCGGAAGATGCGGTAGTAACGGTTGCTGCGGGCATTGAGTGCGCCGCTACCAACTGTGGTGCCTTCAGCGAAGGGGTTCGCAACCATGCCGTAGCGGGTCTTGAACGCAATCTTGGGCTGGAAGGAGTTGGTATCAACTGCACGCATCATCTGTAGCGGAACATACGGGCAGTAGAATACGCCTGCGTCGTATGGGCTGGTGCCCTTGTAACCAACCATTACGAAGTTGGGGTTGGTTGCAGTGCTGTCGATGTACGGATCAATGTACACCTTGACCTTGCCGTTGAGAGTACCAGCAAAGGTGTTGCCAGTGTCGTCAACATCAAGGCTGACATTTAGAGCAGGGCTAATGTTGAGGAAGCCGCCCATTGCGAGAGCACTTGCAACATCTGCCGAGCAGACGATGAAGTTGCCCTTGCCACGACGGGTATCCTTGGCGATCTGATTGCACTCACGCTCAATCTGGAACATGAGTCCACGGAACTTCTCAGCACTCCAACGACCGTCAGAGTCCTGAATAAGATCGTATACGCCACCGACACTGGTGCTAGCACTCAAGCCACCAGCAACGGTCTTGTAGTACAGATCGGTCTGTTGTGCTCCTAGACGAGCAGAACGGTACAGAGTGCGAACCACTTCGCGGTTGATTTCAGACAGGATTTCTGTGCTGAGAATGTTGGCGAGTTCGGTTTCAGCGTCAAGACCGTGAACAGCCTTGAGATCCTGAGCGAGTTCAACGCTGTAGGAAGCAGCAAGGGTGCGGGTACGGGCTTCAACGGCAACACGCTCAATGGTGAATGCCATTTGAGCAGGAGAAACGCCTTCACCAGTTGCAGTGTTCATACCTGAACCGCTGGTTAGACCAGTTACGCTGTTGGGATCGCCTAGACCCGGAACTCCTTGGAATGGATCGGCAAAGAATGAACTGAATGTAACTCCCTGTGTGGTTGGAGATACAGAACCGGTCTTGCTGTTGTTGGCGTTAAGACCAGAGAAAGCAACCTGTGGTTCGTTGAATAGTGCTTCAGCACCAAGAGCACCACCGTCAGCAGTGGTAGCGTACTTAGTACGCATTGCGAAGATCAAGCCTGTCGGAGCCGACATAGCCTGAACGCCGCAGATGTCGTATGCCATTAGGTTGGGCATAGCGCGACGAACAAGTTGGATCAGAATGGGATCGTAACCCTGAATCTGAGCAGACGAATCGCTACCCACAACGCCGGTTCCAGTCATGGTGCTGGTTGGGCCTTCGGTTAGGATTTGCTGCTTGATTGCCTTCTCCTGATTCTCTAGGAGGGTGGCAGTTACCGCACGGCGGTGCGGATCTGTGATCGCAGCCATGTCGGCGTGATCTAGGACTGGCTTCCACTTACGGAGAGCCTGTTCGGTTAGCATGTTGTTTTCCATCGTAGTGACTCCTTTGGTTGTTTAACAGTCGGAATTGACTGGAAAGTGTTGTTGAAAAGTGAAAATTAGTCTTTGCTCTTGCTCATGGACTTGATGTAAGCCTCCATGAGCGGAGAAGCCTCTGAACCTTCCTCGTAGGACTCTTCAAGAGTCTCTTCTTCGGTGGCGGTTTCGGTTACGGTTCCGATTTTCTCAATGTTCTCGCGGAGAACTTGAAGTTTCTCGGCAAACTGCTCCACAGAATCAAACTCCACGCTTTCAGCGAGTTCGCGGAGTTTCTGTGTTTCGGTGTCGGTTAGTCCTTCAGCCATTTCGCGGAACAGGAGTTCACAACGGAGTTGTTCGCACTCTTCGTTGATCTCCATGTTCTTGGAAACCTGCTCGTCTAGTTCGCTCTTGAGGCTCTCGTAGTCCTCAACAGTGGACTCAAACAGATCAAGTTTCTCTTCAGGGATTTCAATGTACGACTCGGCAAATACGCCCTTGAGACGCTCAATGAATCCCTCAGCGATTTCGGTGCGAAGACCGTTGCTGACAGCCAGACGGTTCTCTTGCATCCACTCTTCCACCACATAGTTGAGGTACTCGTCAATACGCTCAACCATTTCTTCGGTGACGGCGAGAGTGTGCTCTTCTAGCAGAGTCTCGTACTTGGCTTGAATCTCTTCCTCAATCTCGTTGGTACGAGACGCAAGGTGAGCCTCAAACAAGGTAGCGGCTTCAGTCTTGAAGTCTTCGCTGAGTTCCTTGCCAGCGAACAAGGTTTCAATGCTCTCCTTCATGGAGGGCTTCTCTACCTTGCCGTTGGCATCGCTCTTTTTAGCCTTGATGGTGCCCATGTTCTTGCCAGCATTAGCGTTGTGTGGCTCTGGAATCTTGGCACCCTTCTTGTTGACATCGTGGCTAATCTTGGTGTCAGAGAAATCAGAAGCGGCTTCCTTCATGGACTTCTTCTTCAAGAAAGCAGGTTTCTTGTCCTCTTCGTCCTCGTCTTCTTCATCTTCTTCCTCTTCCTCTTCGTCTTCTTCCTCGGACTCCTCTTCGTCCTTGGCTTCGTCTAGGTCTTCCACTTCCTCCTCAACCACTTCCTGCTCGTAGCCCTCTTCCTCGGTTTCAGCCTCGGTGGGTTCGTCTTCGGTGGGTTCAGGGTTTTCTACAAGGAAGCCTTCCCCTAGAATTACCTTCTTGATGACATCTTCGATCTTTTCGTTAGCCATGACTGGAGTTCTCCTTTAGAATATATGTAGACGCTTCAGAGTCTTGAGATGAAGTCTTTGAACAGGTTCATTGCCTGCTCTTCTAGTTTGCGGGAAGGGGTATTTTTGATTACTTTTTTGTACTGCTCAATTACTACCGGCTTGAGAACCCCATTATCCCAAATCCATTCCTTGCCTTCCATGATACCGTTCACGAACGCATTAGGTGCGGAGGGATCAGCCACCACATCTACTGCTGCAAGCATGAAGTCCTCTTGCACCACATTGACTCCATCCTGTTCCTTTAGGCTACCCATGCCACGGGACGAAACGCCTAGTTTGGCTCCTTCGTCAATCAGATTCTTTACAATCTTGCCGTAGGGTGTGTCCATGATCTTGGCTTCACCAATAATCTGCTTGCCGTCTACGGACAGATTCTTGATGATGTGTGACACACGCTCTAGGTTTACCGTTGGGCCTTCGGGATGCCCAAGTTCACCCATTGCACGGTTCTGCTTTACATACTCGGTGTTGTACCGACCAATTTCCTTTTCCATGATCTCGCCGGGATACATACGCCCGTTGCGGTTCTTGGTGTCAGACTCCATAAACACACCCTTAATGAAATAATTCTTCTGACCGTTCTTGTCTTCGGTCAGAACTTGAATGTCACTTTGGGTTGTTTCGGTAATAAGTTTCATTAGTTGCCTTCAGCCTCTTCGTACATGGACGGCTTTTCGTCCTTCTTCTTTTTCTTCTCTTCCTTTTTCTCTTCAGGATCGTCGCTGTAAATGCCCATCTTCTTGTCTTCGTTGAAAAGGGCTTCAGCAAGACCAACACGCTCTTCGTCTAGCAGGAGCGAAGCCCTGGCGTACAGGTTCTTGAAAACGCTTTCCTTAGCGTCCACATAATTCTTCTCTAGCAGGGCTTTTACGATCTTCTTATTGATGTCCATAGGTTCTCCTTGTCAGACCTTATTTATTTAGTATTCGCTATTTTTCTCGCAAATAAAAGGCGTTTGAAATATCATTCTTTGGGATTTCCAAACTCGTCCTCGTCCTCGTCTCCACCAACGATTTCGCCTATTGTTACCTCTGGTTCGGGGGCAGGGGCAGCACCGCCAGCAGCAGTAGCACCGCCAACCCCCTCAACTGGGGTCATTTGCCCTTCGGGAGACACAATCTTGCCCTCTGCCATTTCACTCTGTATAGCCTTGTCGATTTCTTCAATGTCTTCCGCAGTCTGCTTTAAAATATGCCGACGCACAAAATCGCGGGAGTAGTATTTGCCCACAAAGTCTTCTGCGACTCGTGCAGTCTGTAGACGATCCTTGAGCACTTCGCTTTCCTTGAGTTCGCTGAAGTGGGAGTCCTTGTTGAACTTGAACGCAATCTTGGGTTCAATGTCCGCCCACTCGTCCTCACGAATAATTCCCTTTAGTATCAACTGCACACGCAGCAGGTTCAAAAATATTTCAGAGAATTTCATGCGGAGCCGTTCCACAAACTTGAAGAATTTTACTTCGTCACGGCTAATTTCAGACGCACGACCAATATTGAAGCCTGTGCTTTCTTCTAGGCGAGAAGTGGGCACATTAAGGGACTGGAACAGTTTCTTTTGGAAGTACTTGACATCTTCCATTTCACCAAGATTCTGTCCACCCTGTAGGGTGCTGACTTCTGTGCCCTTGCCGCCTTCACGACGGGGCATCCAAAAGTCTTCCAACATTGACAGGTGCTTACGGGTATCGTTCATCTCACCAGTGTTGGGATCGTACATGAGTTTGTTACGATACCGCTGCATGAGTCCACGCACATATTCTTCTGCTTTTTGCTTGGGTAGATTGCCCACATCCACATAGAAAATACGGCGTTCTGGTGCACGGGCTAGACGGTAAATGATTACCGCGTCCTCAATCATACGCAACTGGTTGAGTGCCTTGATTGCCTTGTGTAGATACCCCACAATTTTCTTGCGACGAGAATCGTACAATCCGCTGTGTACAAAGCAGACCGCATCAGGGCTGATCTTGAGTCCGTCCAGTGTCATGGTAGACGAAGCCTGATCCTGATCGCTGTAGATGTAGAACTCTTCTACATCAGAAACCAAATTTACACCAAGCGGAGTGTTCTTGGTTTGCCCACCGCTGGTGTTTGCAGTCATGGGCTTTTTCTTTATCTTACGAACCTTGCGAATCTTTACAGGATCAATAGGACGCAGTTCAAGAATTCCCTTCTTCTTGTTCTTTTCGTCCACAATAATGTGGTAATAGATTCGGCTGTCCACATACCACTTGCGGAACACTTCGTAACCACGACGAGTAAAGTCTAAAAGATTTAGAACCTCGTGGAACTCGTCCTCAATCTTGTCCTTGATGCTCTTGTTTTGCTTGACTGCTGACACATCAATCTTTACAGCGTCTAGTGTGTCGTTGTAAACAATACTCTCGTTGCAAATATCTGCAATAGCACTTTCACACTCGGGGTGGAGTGCCATCTCACGATACTTGTAGATGAGTTCAATGTCTGACTTTACAGAGCCGTCAAAGTCAACATACGCCCCGAAATACCCACCCACTTCAATGGGTGTGGCTCCGTCATCGTAATCGGGTGGCACAAAAGAAACGGGCTTCTTGAGGATTTCCTCCGCAGAAGCCGCGTCCTTGCCATCCTTTTTGCCGATGCTAAAACCGAACAGGTTGATAGCCATAATGTAAATACCTTGTCAAAGAGATTAGAAACCAATTCCGATGTTTATTCCCAAATTCTGTAGGAGTGCGTTTAGGTTGATACCAGAACCGCTTCCAATTGCTGGAACAGCGGCACCGGGAGCAGCCTCCCACCACGAGTAGTTCAGTGTAACAGGGAATTCGGCAATTGCGTCGTTATTCTCGTAAGACAGATCAATTGTTCCTACATCGCTTGGGAAGCAACCAACGAAACTGTAGGTTCTTAGTGCTTCGCCGTCACGGTGTAGTTGAGTTACAGACCATGTAGGCATAAACTCCATGAAGTTGCGGGGGGCAACATTGGAGGTGTGAGAATTGAAAATTGCACTCCAGTTCTCAAATGCCGAACGAAGAGCAAGGTTGGCATCAGAGATAATGGTTAGTGACCAATCTGCAAAGGTGCGATCTCCCGGAAGTTTGATGCGACGACCGCGATACGGAACTTCAATGGTTCCGATAGAGGAAGCCGGAATCTGAGCAGCCTTACACAAGAAAGAAATGGCTCGGTTGTCAGAATATCCAGGAATTACGCCGTTGACCACGAACAGGTTTGTGCGTACACCACCGCCCGCAAAGGCATTCACAAATCCCGAAATATTGTTTGTTGGATCTACTGGCATTTACTGTCTCCTTTTGTTTGCCCTATTATCTATACAATCAGCCGCCAACTTCACTGAAGTTTACGCCAGTCTTAGTGGCAATAAAGTTCAACTGGATGAAGTTGATGCTACGGGTCGGCTTGACGAAGATATCGGCAACAAATTCGTTGCGATCAACGACCTCTCCTGTGTTGTTTGTTTCATCACACACCACCTTGAAGTCGGTGATACCACGACGCTGTTGAACAGTCTTGAGGAACGGAACCACCAAATTCTTGAACTGCGAACGAGTGAATCCGTCATTCTGCTCAAACAGGAAGAACTTGCTTGCTGTTGCAATTGCTTTTTCAAGCACAATAAACAGGCGACGCACATTTATACGGTCAAATGCAGAAGGACGGGTCTGCATGGTTTTGTCGCCGTATAGAATTGTGCCTTCACCCGGGAACGACACCACAGGATTTACCTGACGAGTATATAGTTCGTCGCGGTGTGCTTCAGAAGTGGGGTTGTACGCCAACTTGACCACGCCCTTAACCTGACCACGATTGAATCCTGCGGGCGAGAACCACGCCTCGTTGGTAAACTCGGTGCGAGCCACTAGACCAGCAATATCTGCGTTTAGCGGCACGGTACGAACAACATTATTGTAAGTGTCTAGTTGATACTTCCAACCGCTGTCAAGCACAGCATACGAAGAATTGACATTGAAAGTAGTATCACGGAAAGTCTTGAGAGAATTGAGTGCCTCATATGGCAACTTGTTGACCACATCAGAAGACGCGGGCGAAACAAACGCCATGCAGTCCAAACGCTTCTCGCAAATATTGTTGATTACAAGTCTGGCTAGAGTTGCAGAGGCGTTTCCTAGTGGTAGAAGAGACACATCAACAGTGTCTGCGTCAGCAAAATAACTCCAGCCGTCATTCCAACGCTCGCCGTCTGATGGAGCACTATCAAAACCACCAGTTAGAGCCAGAGAAACTACTCCACCACCAACAAGTCTTGCACTTGATACAGCGTCAAGTCGTGTCCAATCAGTCTTGTTGGAAGTTCCTGCGGTATTGCTTCCTAGATCAGCGGAAATTGCGTAGATGTAATTGGACTGGCTACGAATAACATCCTTGTAGTAGTTGGCAGAACCGTCGCTGTTTCGTGCGTCTGTTGCACGAGACAATGCTTCAAATTTCTCAAGCAGAGCGTTTTCAGTTCCAGTCCATTTTCCATCACGATCCAACACTAGCAAACTAACTGCATCACCACTTCCTCCACGAGAAGCAGCGTAATTAGTAGTGGTTGCTACGGTGTTGACATAATCGCTGTAAATACTCTTGATTTCGAATGTTGCACCTATAACCTGTGATTTTGGAAGAGGGTTCAAGAAACCAATTCTCATAAAAGTATTGCTTGTAACTCCAGAAAATTCTCCGTTTACAGGGGTAACACCAATAAAATCTGTAGCATTATTGCTTTTACTTACAGTATCCACAACCACAGAAGTTCCGTCAGCAAAACGAATAGTGTCGCCTCTGCTAAAGTGGAATAGTGTAGTTGCAGTGCGTGTATTAAAAGTCAAACCAGTTGCACCAAAATCTAATGCTGATTGACTGGTTACTCCGCCGTATGTGGTAATTCCCGTTCCAGCAACAAGCACTACCTTGAGGCTGTTTCCAAGCAGACCGGGGTACTTGGCTGCGAACGCAACAGGAGTTGTTTCATTAGCAGCGGAAGAAACTGCTGTTCCCGAATCGTATTCGGTTTCGTTGTTGATGTCTAGTGCTGCTCCACAAACACCAGTTATAGTAGATGAAGAGTTTCTAGCAGCAGCACCCACAACACGAACAACCTGAATATTATTTCCGTATTGCAGGAAGTTGGCAGGAGTGTAGAAGTCCACAAAGTTGGTGCTATCGGGCTTGCCGAAAATGTCAACCAATTCTTTTTCATTCGAAACTGTAACTATTTCTTTACATGGACCCCAATAAAAATATCCTGCGTATCCACCGGGAGTGGTGGCTACTGCTGGAACAATGGTGGTCAGGTCGATTTCTTTGATGTTTACGCCGGGGCTTACTCTAAATCCCATTGGTGTGTCTCCTTCGTCTGTGAAGCACGGGGTTCGGTATCGTTACTTCTGCTTATATGTATTATTTGGTTTTTTTCCGTTTTGGCAGAATAGTTTTTTTGTATTTAGCCCATTCAGTCTCCCCAATTCCAAGCCGTTCCGCTACTGTCAGTGAACCCTGTGGGGTCGCTGCCGTCGTCCACAAAACCAAACGGGGTCATCTCTTCTTCCAAATTTTTCATTTGGTCTTCGTACAAGTCCCTTCGGATGTCGCTACCCGTGATATCTTTAAAATATGTTTGGGTCGTGAGCCACGAAAACAGCACCAGCGTCATTACCAAATCGTCGTTGTGGTTGTCTTCTGCTTCAAATGAGTCGCCTCGTGCCACAAAAGTGCACAACTCGTCCACCACTCCAAAGTCTTCCACTATGAGTTTAGAGTCTTCAATGAGATTTTTCAGAATGGCACAACCTATACGCTTCACGGCTGTGGAAGTCTTTACTCCCTTCATAGCCGAGCCGCCTCGTCCAAAGCCGCCGTTTACAACCTGCCCCTTGCGTCCCTGCATCTGCACATAAACAATGTTGTCGTATTCCATGTCATCGTGCAGAATGTCTGCCACCTGTTGTCCAATATCGTTTATCTCTACCAGCACGAATGCGTTGTTGTATTGGCGAGCAACAGGGTAGATGGCGTTGGGATACAACATGGGAGCCAACTGGTTGTTTCGGAATGTGGCTACCACCTTATACGGTATCTGTGTCACATCCACCACAGTAAACGCATGGTAGTCCTGCCCCACGCCACGAGAGGTGTCAACCACAATCACATACTTGTGCCCTGCTTCGGGACGAGAGTACACACGCAGCCCTTCGCTATTGAAATATTCAGGAGTGCGATACACCAAGCACTTTAGTTTTTCTGGATGCACAAGGGTGTGCACCGATCCCAAAAACTCAGTTTCAAACTCTGTGCGGAACTGCTCTTCGCTGGTGTTGGATATAGTCTGCTTTTTCCACTCGTCATCACGCCCCGGCACATCGCTCCAGTGTACTTCAATGGGATAGTACTCGTTTTTGCCTTCTTCGCCTGACCGTTTGTTGGCGTTTACCCACAGGCGATAGAACATGTTCAACCCTTTTGGGGTGGACACAATAATAACTTTGGTTTCTTTACCGCTTGTAATAGTGGGATACACCGACGAGAAGAACTCTTCAGCCACATTCTGCGGCACATACGCAAACTCGTCCAACATGATGCAGTTATACGAACCACCACGAACAGCGGAT